GTCCAGGCATTAGTCGCCCACTTTGCGACCTCCAGAAAACCGGCGCGGGCAAAATTAAAGAACTGCGATAAGGCCTCGATCATGTTATTAGTGCCGGTAGCCGCAGCGAGTCCGGAAGACTCCCAGAGATCGTTAACCGTGTCCTTTATGACCTTTATGCTGTCTTTTGTCGCGGTAACGATGCTATCCCAGCTTTCCGTGATAGTCGTAAAAAATGCCTTTATCGGCTTGCGGTTTTCGTTGATCCATGACGTGATGCTGTCGAGTTCCGTCGCGATATCGCGGATCGCGTGCGTTACGAGATCCCCGAATCCGCTCTCCGCGAGCGAGCGATAAAAGTCTCCCCATGCGTTTTCAAGGTGATTAAGAGCCCCGGTAACGCCGGACTGCAAGTAGTCCAAAACCCCCTCGTTTTCGCTGCCGATTGTCGCAAAGTAATCGGACAGGGCCGCGGTGTTCTTCTGGATCTCAGTGGTGGCCCCCTTGTAGGTCAGGAGCAAGGTCTGCCCGTTATCCTGCGCCGTGATTCCGAGCTGCCGGAGGCCGCGGAGATTCCCCTGTATTGTGCCGGTAAAGGCTTTGGATACGGTCTCCAGGCTTTGCCCGGTGCCGTATGCTATCTGCGAAAAGGTTTTAAGCTGCTCCGCGGACGGCTGCAGCCCGTTTTTCCGGAGCTCCAGAGCCGCGGCCTTCAGCGAGTCGAAAGGCTGGATCGTATCTCTCGCCGCTTGCTGCAGCATCTCGAACTGAGCCCGCGCGTCCGCGACGCTGCCGGTAGACTGGATAAAGGCCGCGACGCTTTTCTCCGTTGCCTGGAGTTCTTTTGTGATTGCTCCGGAGAGAGCTCCGGCAGCGATAGCGGCGATGGCCCCTTTCCACGCGGAGCCGATAGAGGAAAAGCTCCCGGCGATGCCCTTTGCCGCGTTTTTCGTGTCGCGCCGCATCCCCTGGAGCTTCTTGCTGTACTTCGTCGTATTGAGGTCGACGAGATTAAGGATATTATTAACGATTCCCATTGGTCACCTCTCCCCCGAGCATCCGGAAGACCATCCGCGGGTCTACGTCTTCCGGTTCTTCTGTCTCCGCCTCCGTGCCGGAGGCCTCCGCCTCAAAAACCGCCGCCCATAGCGCAAGCTCCCTCCCCGGCAGCTCCAGCGCTGCGGTTATGGGGATATGGAGCTCCCGGGCGACTCGGATGCAGAGCCGTATCGCCGGGAGGCTCAGGAGTTTTTTTCCGGCTCCGCGTTGTTTAGATCCCAGATCGCCTTGTTGAGCCTGTTAAGAGCCTTCGCGGGTATCGCGTCCAGAAAAGCCGCGGCCTGATCCTCGCTGCCGAAAAGGGCGTGGTCGTTTTCGTCTACCACGGAAGCGTAAAGGATATAGGCGGTAATAGCCTCATCAGTCATGGCGGCTTCGTTTTTGAGCCGCTTCTGGAGCTCTGCCTGATTCTTGCCGGAAAGCTCCCGGATCTTGAATTCTACGTCCTCGCCAAATTCCGGGGCGGGTACTGTCGCTGTCCGGAAAGCCGGGAGCGCTGTGGATCCTAACTTGTAAATCATATCTGTTACTCCTGTTACAAAAAAGGGCCGGGGAGAACTCCGGCCCACGCGTGTTAAGGTCACATCTGGTTAGCCCTGATAATTATACGCTAGGAGGGAAAAGTCCACGACGGTTTTCCGTTCATTTTTCCGACGATGTCCCATTTTAAAGTCTCGGACAGACTCGGATCCTGCGGCGCGGCAGATTTCAGGGCTACTTCAAAAGTGGCGGTGGTTTCGTCCTGGTACTGGAGGCAGATATCCACGATGCTTCCATTGTTTGCGGCGGCGATGAGAGTCTGCTGGACGGTATCCCCCGTGTAATGGTGGATAGTCAGGGTAATTTCGTTCCCATCCCAGGCTCCCGCAAGGTAGCGTTTGGTGTCTTCTGCTATGCAGCTTTGGTCGATGTCTTCCACGCTGCCGCCGATGCCGGTATACACTACAACCCCGGGGATGGTGATCCATGCGGCCTCGGGGGTCTGATTAGCGAGACGGTATCCGACCAGGGTATTTTTCCCGCTGATCGCGTCCTTCTTTTCTGTTGGTGATAAGGTAGCAGTCATAAATCCTCCGGAGATTCTAGCTACTGATGCGTGTTTCTCTCATTATAGCGGCGATCTGTGTCTCTAGCGAGCGGATAATGCTCGTTTTTTGAGCGCTCCAGTGCGTTTTGAAGATTCCCCGCGCTCTGAGGCCCTTCCGCGTCCCGAGATCCTGCCAGATTCCGATATACGTCGCCGGGAGCGGTCTCTTCCGTTCCTTCCCGTTTCTCATCCTGCGGGTGATATGCGGGATCCCCTTATTGCTCCAGCCGTACGTCGCATACTGGACTCCGGGGCGGTTTTTTGAGTTCTTTACCGTTATCCGGACACTCCGGCGGCTCCGTCCCGTGTCCTTCTTGAACGCTGAGCGGGTAGCGCTCCGGAGATCCAGAACCGCGGGCCGGACGGCTTTGCGCAGGATCTCCCGCTGCTTCTGCGCGGAGGTCTTCCGGTCGAACTGCTCCATGTGCTCCAGGAACTCGTCGAAAAGTTTTTCGATTTCCCGCTCATTGTCCCCGATATGGATATCACGCATAGTCGCTGATTCCGGCGGTAATCGTAGCCTGCGCGATCTTATAATCCGGGGAGTCGTCTGTCTCATATACGACGCGCTGGATCATCGCGTGCCGGACTTTCCCGGAGGTTGCATCGTCTGCATCTGCCAGCTTGTCCACGAGCGCGTCCAGATCTTCCGTAGTTTTTGCTATAAGCTGAGCCGTGAGGTTAACGCTGCGGTGGTAGGTCGTGTCGAGCTCTCTGTCCGTGTATGCGATCTCAAATTCGGTGATGATGATAGCGGACTCTATCTCCCCCGCGTCCATCGTATCGAATGCGATTTTCTCTGCTCCCGTAAGAGCGAGGATAGTCAGGATATCCTCTCTGATAGTCTGTACCGGTGTCATGTGGTAGCCTCCTGGATGATGCTGTTATCAAGTTCTGCCCCGAGTATCATGTACCCGGTAGCCTTATCCGCCTCCGCGCTTATGACGCGATAGCGGTTCCCGCCCCACGAGAGGCACCACCCGGGCTTAACCCCCGCGAGGTATCTCATGAGCACGGTATAGGTGTCCTGCTCCAGCTCTACCTGCATCCGCAGCTGCTCCCGGAGCGTAATCTGCCGGATATTAGCCCAGCGGAAACCGGCGCTCGTGTAGGTTTTGATATGACTCCCCGCTCCGTCGATTTCCGCGGAGGGCCGCAGGAGCTCGATTTTGCGGTTAAGCTGTCCCGCGTATATCCTAACTTGCATCAGAAGCCCCTCCCCCGTAGCAGATAAACGCGTCTAATAAATGCGAAAAGTAGGTGGTAAAGCCCTTCTCTTGCTGATTCTCCCTGTTCCGGTAAAAGTCTCCGGTTGTTACGAGAAGGAACTGTGACAGCTGCGGAGGTATTTTGCTCGAGTCAGTAGTGACAGGGTTATCCGCGCTGTCCGCGGAGTATATGGGGCGGTGCATGATTGTCTCTGCCATCGCCTGAGCCGCCTCTATATACTGAGAGAGCAGCGCGTCCTCGTCCGTTCCGTCGATGCGGAGGTGCGCCTTCACGTCTGCGAGTGTAACGTATAACATAAGATCCCCTTTTTGTGATTGTTTCACGTGGAACAAAAAAGGGGGCATTCCTGCCCCCTCCTCTCCTCTGGAAATCAGCCCCCGGACTATGCGACGTCCGCAAAGTCACCGTAGGCGAAGCACTTGGGCTGCACTACGGCGAAGTCCAGGCGGCGCTCCACGCGCAGAGTGTAGAGGTTTTTAATGAAGTCATCCTCAGTCCGCGCGATTTCCACGCCGAGACCAGTACGCTCTACAACCTTTCCGCCCTGATAGAAGTCGCCCATATGGAATTTGCCCTGAGTTACGGAACCGCTCTGAACAACCGGGATACCCCAGATACGCTGCCCCGGAACGTCAAGGATCCCCGGGATCAAATAGTCCTTGTTCGCATTCTTCGCGCCTACAACCTTTACCCAGTCCATCGGGTTAATGAGCAGGGTCAGGTTCTGGATATTGGCAGCGCGCATGGCGGAGGATACCTTCAGAACAAGGTCGATACAGGTATCTCCGGAAACAAGTCCGGCGGGGGTGATATAGTCGGTATAGTTGCCGGACTGATTAAGGCCCTTAAGCTGTCCTGAGCCGTTGCCGGTAACGATTTCCGCGTCGATTTTCCGGTTAAGCTCATAGCGCAGATCGTCATCAATGAAGGATACCAAGTTCGCATTATCCTGCATCATCTGCTCAGTCATTTTAACCCATACGGCCATTGTGGAAACTGCGCCGTTAACGATGCTGCCGCCGTAATTAGCTTCCGGCTTTGCAGAGCCCTCCGCAGTGATTGCAGGGCCGGTAGCAGTAACGGTGGTCTTGTAGCCGTATTTGATGTATTGGTAGGCCCCGCTGTTGATCTGGATATGTCCGAAAAGGGACTCAATATTGAGCACCTGCCGGGGGTCAGTGACCAGCCCTAACTGAGCCGGGGCGGCGAGGGTAGTCCGGGAAACGCTATTGGAGGCCTGAGTAGTTGCCGGAACTGCGGTCTTGTCGAGCTGGATGCGGAACTTTGCCTCTCCGTGAGCGGCAGCGGCCTTAAAAGCCTCAAATCCGGAGTCAGCTACAAAACGCTCCCCGAAAGTCTTGTGAGCGGTTTCCTGCGGGATACCGGCGGCGGCGGCCTGCTGGAGAGCTGCGAGCTCTTTGCGCATAGCGTCCTGATTCTTGATAAGTCCGGAGATATCTGCGGCGGCCTTTTCGGCGGCGGTTTCCATGCCTGCGACCTTGGCCCCTACATCTGCGACGCCCTTCATGACGTCATCGAGAGTCTTCTCTTCCATTTTTAAGTCCTTGCGAT